TTTCTCACAGAACTTAAATCGAAGTAGGTCTGCCCACTTTCATATAACGATGACGGCATGAAATCGGTTGGGCTGCGATGCTCTGACCTGTCAAATTACCATAACGTTTGAAACGGGCTGAAATGCTCAAATAACCATGGATGCCCAACTGTTTTATACCGTGTGTTATGCAATCGGCTTTTATTGTTAAATTATTAAAATACAACTATATGGGATTAAATTTGAGTAAAGGAAATATGTATGAGTTTATAACTCACACTTGGAACACGATTAAAGGCGAATGCTACCATGATTGTTCTTACTGCTACATGAAGCGATGGGGCAAACTCAATAAGGTTCGTTTTGATGCTAAAGAATTGAAAACAGATTTAGGAACTGGAAATTTTATTTTCGTTGGTTCGAGTTGTGATATGTTTGCCGAAAACATACCTGATGAATGGATAAATAAGACTTTGGAATATTGCCAAAAGTTTGATAACAAATACCTATTTCAGACTAAGAACCCAAAACGAATACTAAGTTTTAAATTGCCTAAATCTGTTATTTGCACAACAATAGAAAGCGATAGGTTTTACAGCGAAATAATGGCAAACAGCCCAAAACCTTACGAACGTGCAAAATATATGAAAATGCTTTCGGATTGTGGATTTGAAACATTTGTAACCATTGAACCGATTTTAGATTTTGATTTAAACACAATGGTTGATTTGCTTAAACAGTGCAATCCTGAACAAGTGAATATCGGAGCTGATAGCGGACGAAACAACCTACCTGAACCAACAAAAGAAAAGGTTTTACAATTGGTTTCGGAGTTGCAAAAGTTCACTATTATTCACAACAAATCGAACTTGCAGAGACTTCTTTAAGCTGTTGCATAACACCGATATAACCCAATGTGGTTATATTGGTGGATAAACCAAACCGAATAATTATATTAACAATGAGTAAAGTGCTAAACAGGGATGTATTTGCAGAAATAGTGAAAGCACTAAGTGTTGAAACTCCTACTTCTGCCAAAACGATTTATGAAGGAATCAAAATCGAAGGGCTGAAAATAACACAGCTACGCAGCTGCCTACGTATTTTATACAGAAATGGAGAAATAGATATTCGAAGAACATTTAATGAAAAGAACCAAGTTCGCGGAAACGCTTATTTTCTAACGAAAAGATAGTTTTATTTAGAATGATTATAAATTAAAGATATTTGAAACATAATGTTTTACAACAATGTATAAAACACTATATTTGAAAGTTATAAGACCAAAACACATACACAAATGATAGGTGACGAACTACGGAAGCAGAGGAAATTTAAAGAGCTATTCAGGAAGGATATTGCCGAAAAGACAGGAATGCACCAGCAAACCATTCGAAATATTGAGAACGGCACAGGCTTAATGTCGACCGTTGAGAAATACGCGGAGGCGATGGGGCTTGAGATTGTTTTGAAGAAAATAGATGGCAAATGAAGCGTAAAATAACGAAATACACGGAAATTGATTTTGCTCACCTTTTTGTCACGAATGCGACAGAAAGCAAGATAAAAAGCAACAGCAAGGCACATAATAGCAGATTTCGCCAGCCAAAATGGCTAAGGGTTTCCGAAAAACTCATTATTTTTATTTTCTCAACTATTACCTTATTTTCAACTACCACGGTGTCGCCTATGCAGGTGGCTTCGTGGTAGATGTTATTTGTTTTGGTGTTGTAAAAATATTTCAAAATAACGCTATCACTATTGATGACCGTAATAGTGTCGTTTTTTTGAAATAAAGTAACCGTGTCAACTGTTTTGGAGATGAAAACAACGGTGTCGAAAACAGTAATAGTATCGTTTTCAAAACGTGAAGGATCTAACCGCCTTGCAGCTTCTATCTTGCGTTCTGCTCTTCTTTTTTGCCTCGCATCCTTACTACAAGCAACGAAAACAAACAATATAACTGCAAATGGTATATACTTCATTTCTTTTTCTTTATCAATTTAAACAGCCCTAAGATCCACTTGTCAGATATTAACAGAAAGAACAAACCCAGCAAGAACAAACCTAACTCAACACTGTCGTAGCTCAGATCTTCTACTTTACCCATTAGCTTCCAGCCCGAAACTATAAGGCACACGCCTAGGATGGTTGACATTAAACCTCCCTGAATTCTTTCAAATATTTTGCTTAATATTTCCATTCTTATAACATTTCAAAATGTGGCAAATCTTTAAAATTCTCCCAATCACCGCCCCAACGCAGGTAAACGCCTTTTGTTTTCGCTATGCTTTGAAGGTGTCTAGCTATTGGTTTCAAGTGCTTTGCATCCCACGAAGCTTTGCCATTTACAAACGCGTAAATATCAAATGCCTTACCCTCTTGGTGCCTTCCTTTCTTTTTGAAGCCATCAAGCTTGCTAACACCTTTCTTAAATAGTTCATTTTGCCTTTGAGCGGTTCTAAGACCTCCATCTTGCGGAATACCAAAATCATAAGGTGAATCTTTAATTCCTTCAACCGCTATTTCAATCAAAATAGGGTGAATGCCTTGCAGCCTGTCAATGCTTCTTTGACTTAATTTAAATGTTATTTCTTCCATAGCTTTTCGCGCAGTTTTTTTAACTTCTCAACTTCTTCTTCATGCCCAACATCTACATTCAGCATATCCCATTTCTTTAGTTGTGCCAGTTTTATTTTTGTGTCTATCTCAGCACTAAGCGCCTCCGAATGCTCTTTTTTTAAAGATACGTATTTTGAGTAAAAAAAATACGCCACTCTACCAAGAAGGTAGAGTGCAGTAACTATGTGTATGAATGAATTATTTGCCCCTGTCACCACTGTATCTATTATTGCCCCCACCTCTATAATTGCAGCTTCGTAATCTTGCGATATTAAATTTTTAAACACTCTCACCACGCTTTCCATCCGAATGCCCTCACAGTTAAGTAATATATTTTAGCAAAAGGAAATCCCTTTTCTTGCAGCATTTGAAGCAATATTTTGTCGCAACAACTTCTTTTTAAACCGATTTTTCTGCCAAACTGGTACAAAGCATCATGAACCGCAAAGGCTTCTATCGTGTAGTTTCCTCGCCCCTGTGGCGTGCCAATTTCTAAAGACATAAAGGATATTCTAGGGCTTGCGCCATTAAACTGATAGCCGCGTTTCACTGTTAAAACACCTTTTTGTATTCTGCAATAAGGATGGCTAAAACGCAACTCCTCGTCCACTCCTTTGAACACTATCGGATCTTCAACCTCGTAGAAGTACTTTCCGCTGAATACGCTTGCTACCATTGCCTTTTAACTATGTTTCGATTGCTTTCTATCATTTTAAGCGAAATTTTAAGGTTTCGGTTTCTCACAAAACTTTTAATCTCATTGTTTTCAGACCAATAAACAAGCTTATCGCGCATTTTAACCACTGGTGCGAATAGGTTGAAGTCATTCAAATACACTTCATTAGCCAGTAAGTGGTCTTTGAAGAAAGAATCGAAAACGCTTTCGGGAACGCTAAATAAGTTAAGCGAATAAGCTATTTCTAAACTCGTTTTGATCTGCGTTATTACCCGATCCCTGTTCTCATAGTTATCTATCGTAGGAGTTGGGTTGAAGTCGGTAATGTTGCCGTAAAACCGCACATTGCGCTCCCAGCTCATGCCTGTATAGTTAAAACCACCTTCAATGTAGCCATTGTGAATGCTTCTAACTTTTACCGTGTTGTCCGCATTTTCTTCGCTAAAAGGCAACACTTTGAACCTATGAGTTATCTGCTCTGAAATAGTTCCGAAGCTATCAATGACCGCTTTAATTTGGTAAACGCAATAACCAAGAAGTGGTACTACCTTCTTCCATTCCACCACGTAGCCAGCTTTGTCGCCAAAGTACGGGAATGGGTAGTTCACTCCATAGGTGTTGTCGATTAAAGGTATTTCTTGCCCTGTTGATGAATTTATTAAAAAGAAATCAACACTGCCACTATCATCTGGAAGCGTCACTAAAACTTCTTTTTTGTCGTTTTCATGCTTGTTATTTAAGTCTGCTAAATTCACGAAAGCAGGTTCTTCGTACACACATTCATAGTCGCAATGACAGAAGTCAAATGCTTGTGTAGGTGTTACCGTTGTGTTCACTACTGTCGCGCCTAGGTTGCAAACTATGCCAGTACCACCCATGGGTGCGCTATTTGTTTGGAATATTCGGATCATGGCAAGTCTATTAATCTAGCTGAAATTCTATCCCCTCTGTTGGCTTCCTCTGGTGTTATAACTAGCGTGTACACTAGAGAAAAACCGCTTAAACTTTCGGAAATGCTCGTTAAAGGGTACTCAAACACACCTTCGTTTAAGTTTCCAACGCTTGCCCATTGTCTAATGATGCACCGTAGTTGACCTGTTGGCGGTACGGTCATATTAGTGGTTGTGAAGGTCGCCTTAATTACTGTGTTTTCAGATGAGGAAATTTTTTGATTTAACGATGCCCCTCCTTCTGTGAATGTTAGAATATCGCAATCAAATTCTAAAGTAATCTTAACAAGTATAAGCGTTACCCTAGCTAAAGCGCCCTTGCCAGTGAAAGCAAATGCCTCACTATCTACCGTATAACTTGGCGCGGCTGCTGAAATGGTTAGTGCTACGGAATTGGGCTCGACAAAATTATATTCCCCTCCCAGCTGAACTCCGTTGTCATTCGTTGATCCTGCTATCGTTATATTCGCTGTGTTTATAATGTTATTAGTGATACTATCGCGCACTTCTATTATAACATTATCCTCAATAGCCAATTCCAACCCACGCAGGCGGTCTTTGATAGGGTCTAAAAACAGCTCTACACCTCTCATTATGAAACTATGTAGTTATTAGTCACTACCACTTGTATCTGAATGTATCTAAGCTTCTGAGTAGTTGCAGTCGCCCACTTGAAACCATCCTCGCCAGTGCTTTTCCCTCCTGCATCTAGCAATATTCTAACGCCCGTATTGTCGATTTTAAACGGTTTATAAGCCGTGTAAACTTGATTTGATCCAGCGTATCGGATATTTACCGTCAAATGATTTGGGTTTGAAAGTAAGTTTGATGTGCTTGCTACGTTGTTTAGAAAATCGGTAAAACCAGCCAATTTAATTCGTGGGGAGGTATATAATTTACCTAAGTCAATTATAGCAGAAGTACGCGAGCCATCTAATATGGGGTTCGTTAAAACCAAATCACCGCTTATAAATGTAGTGTTGACATTAGCGGAAGGCGACACCCCAAATGATGTGCTTGCCTCATTTAATAACTCTCCAAATTTGCCGTTACCGATGTTTTGACCACCTTCACCACCTCCTAACATTGGCGAGGCTAATTGCAACAGAGTTTCATTATCTGAAATACTGCCTGCAAACAAGGGGTTTGTATTTATGTTTCCAATGCTTACCGTTGGTGTGCCTATTAACGTGCCTTGGTTGTTGTTATACGAGAAATCTCTAACTACACCAGTATTTCCGCTCATATTAACCACACTAGTGCTATCGAGGTAGTTGTTTTTGAATGTGAAATCATAAGTGTAAGAGAAAGTAAATGAAGTATTTATAAGTTTGTTTCTTAAAAAAACAGAATTGCCAGGCACTGTGTAGTTTATCGTGCAATTAACGATAGTGCAATCGGCAAATGAACCATTTGCCGCATTAGTACCGCCCCAAGCGGTGTCTTTCAGAAAGCATCTGGTTAACCTAATTCCTCTTCCTATGTTTGTCATTAAGCTTAAGTAGCCAATAAACACAACATCTTCAATAAAGTTGTTTTGAACTGCGTCAGAAAAAAAATAATTCGTTCCATTATTCTCAAATATAACTAATCCATCTCCTTTGATGGTAGCGTTATTTCCAATCACATTGAAATCCGTGTATATGCCACTTCCTATTATGAATGTTTTTCCAGTTCCCTGAGCTACCCTAGCCGCTGCGTAGGTTAAGTAAGGATTCAAAGGTGTTCCAGTACCAGTTCCATCATTACCGCTCTTGCTGATAAAAACATGATTTACAAGCGGTGTTGCGCCTGTTGGGTCAAGAACTAGGTCTAACCCCTTTTCAAAATTATGAACCAATGGCATCTATTATATAATTAGTGGTGAAATCAAAACGAACATCGGTACTAATGCACAGGTCATAAGCGATGATCTTCGAGTGGAACCATTCAGAGCCATATTTCTGAACTTCATACCCTTGCGCTAAATCGCGTGATGTTGAGGCGTTAATGAACATGTCGCGAACCCATGCGATAGCTAAAGGCGTGTTTTCGCCTTCATTTTCCCAGTTTTCGCCATTTGGTAGTACTATCATATTTAAGCTATTATTTCGTGGTAATCAAATATACGTAATTTTGGTGAAGTGATGGCATATTGAGTGATAACCTCCCCATTATTCACTCCGAATCTTATTTGCAGCCTAACTTCATACCCATTCAAATCTGAATAGTTTGAAGCTTTTTCGTTTAAGCCATTCAACGGCTTCGTGTTGTCAAAGAAAACATCGGGCGCGGCAACTAATATGTTTTCTCTAAATGGTATTTTAGTGGAATATTCAAGATCGTAAAACCTAAATTGACCATTAAATGTGTCAGATTTTAGTTTTACAACATTAAACACTTCATCAATAGCGTTAAAACCGCGAGTGGTTTCGATGTTAATTTCCTGTTGACCGTTAATAAATAGGCTGGTGAAATTAACAACCTCCGATTTTATAAGGAAACTTGACCCGTTTAATGGGTCATAGCCGATGAACTCCACATTCAAGGTATCTATCTGTGCGTTTTTTGTCGTGTCCAACTTGAACCTATTCTTAACCGTAATTCCATCTTCTATCCCACCAACATAATCGGTGTAATAGTTTTCATCAGGCGCTAAGATCTCAAAACCTTCGTTAAACAAAAGGTCGGGCACATCGGTATTTTTTTCTAGCTGCCCAATCTTCACAAACAACGAAACAACATCATTGCTAGGTGTTGCGATGATAGGCTGCTTTCCTACTACGGTGTAAAGCGCAAAATAATCGCCTATGTCGTAAGAATTCCCTATCCCGAATTGATCGGCATTTGGATCAATAACAACTTCTACATCAATGGTTTCCGAATTAACCAAAACCGCGGAGTAAGATTGAAAGATGTTAGGCTGAGAAATTGGACCGCTAGAGCCTGCGGTGATAGATATTACTTCTTGGTTTATATTTTGATCATATCTGTTTGCTTTGTTCAAATACACGCCTTCATCGGGCATCATTTGCCAGTAAACTAGTATTTTTTGCGAAGCTACAAACGAACCTCCAACAGATTTTAGTCTAAAAGAAACTTTGCTCCCTGCTACATCTACCGTTGTTTTTAGCTCATTCAAAAGGTCTCTTATAACGACATTCTCAACACTATATTGGCTGGTGAAACCATTGAACGATTCCCCAAGCCATCCTACTGAACCGTTATTTGAATCAAATACGCCAACAGCAGGCGAAGTGTCCGCTAGTGTTTTTTTAAAACGAAGCTGAAATACGTGTTTCAAAGAATTGTCGCCCAGAAGAGAATTCGGGGCGATGCCGTTAATGATATTCTCTCTTTCGTCTTCTGTATAAAAAGGAATAAAGAAACCAGTATTCAACTCATATTGCTGAATAGCGTAAGGCACTATCAAAGGGGCTGCATCTGCCCCGTTATTGCCGAAACTGAAATAAGTTCCTGTTAATGAGTCCTTTTGTTTTATAACGCCTAAAAACTTGTCGCGCCAAGAATTGCTTACGCCCAAAGGCGCTAGTGTTTTTAGCGTATTTGGCGGTTGAGTTGCTGTTTTGGTGTAAAAAGCCATTGATTCGTTCGTGACAAAACTAATATTTGAATATGGATCGCCATTCTGAACCAAGCCTGTCGCATATTCAACAAAGTTTTTTTCCGACAATCCGATTATTTTCAAACCCACCGTTTTTTCAACATTCGATACTGGGTATGAGAAATCATCATCAAGCCATATTTCCGAATCGCTAACAAAGACAACGGTCGCGGTTCCTTGAATCGTGACGGGGGTCACTGGAGGCACAAGCGCTAAGTAAAAACTTTCGTAATAAACCAAATCACCAACTGAAAACACGCTATTTGGCGCTTCTGTTGATACAGGTATCTTCGTTACACCGCCTTCATATTTTACTTCGTAAATAGAAAACTGCTCAGCATTAAGCAAGATGTGATACTCCAGCTGCGCTAAAATTTTTACGTAATTATAAGTGCCTGCCAGTCCATTAAATAGAGGCGAATAGGTTGCCGCAAAGATATTCTGATCTGCACTAAATTCATCCGAATAGCCTAATGAAGCTATATTAACAACTACTGGCATATTTCTTTTATTTTGTTTGCTATTTTCAAGCACCCATCCGCATCAAGCGTTTTGGCGCATTTCTCTAAATCTGAAACCAGCCTAATGAATAGGTGTTTTTTCTCAGCAGGCACATGAGCCTCTATATCTCTCATTATTTTCGCTTTGTCAAAATCAACCATCATATTGGCTCTGTTTTAATTTCGATTAAATTATCAGTGTATTTCTGCTTTACCTTAAAGTTAACTATTGCAGTATCAGAATCAAAACTCCACTTAACCACCTCCGTAATTTCCGCTTCCCTACCCTTCCAATCGGTTATGAAGTTATTGCTTATTAGTAGCTGGTAATCGCTAAAAGTCAAAGAGATCCGCACATTCTTAAATACTTGGTACTGCCCTCCGAAGTTATTCGCCACGAATGATTTTCTATTGTGAAACCTATCCCACAAGTATTTTGCGCTTAACTTATCCCTGTGATTTGTTGGAATTTTGCCCCCACTTAAATACAATAGCTTCGCGCGTGATGTTGTGTTTTGACTTATTTTCAACATCCCTTTTCTATTCTTAACTGGATTCGTCACGCTGCCCCCAAATATTTTCAACACCGCATTAGCAGCATCTATCAAGCCACTCATAGCGCTTTCAAGATCGTTTAGCTCTATTTTCGCATTCCCAAGCGCCAAAGGAAATGCTTCTTCTTCAAAACCACGAATCAAATTCCTATTAATATTGTTTTGCTTTTTGTTTTGTGTCGCCACAGTAAAAGCAGTGCCCTTGTATTCGCGCAAAGTGTAGAAATCACTTGGGTCTAGTTCAAATTTCAAGTAATAACCAGTTTTTAGTTCGTCCAAATTAAACGCCACCTTCTCGGAATCCTCACGGCTAATCTCCGTTAAAATATAGGTTGATTTTTTACGCCAAAAAGGATCATTCCTAGGTCGTAAATGAAATTCGTTGCCTGTTATAACTGTTTTCGCATCAAATAACTGCTCACACAATTCTATCGCCTCACTTACCGTATATCCGAAATCGCTCACAGTAGGCAAGCCACTATTATTTGATCTGCCTAATGTTTTCGATGGCAAATACACATATTCCTTCAATTCTTTTATGTCTGTTTTTAATGAATAGCCATAGTACCCTATCGCCTTGCTAACCAATGAATACAGGCTAATACCTTTGAACTGTCGAGTGGGTGAAATTAATTCACCGCTTAATTGCTTTACCAGTTTTATGATCTGGATAGCCATAAATACGGTGTACGCTAATTCAATGATCGCTTTGGCGACTAAGAAAACAGCTGCTCCAATAGTTCCCGTAAAACTGCCTGAAATAATACCCGAAGCAGTTGCCGCGGCTTCCCCTGTTCGCCTAATGCTTTCCGCTACTTCTTTTTGAAGCAGATAAATAGTCAAACCTAAAAGAGCAATTTCAAGAATAGAACTATCAGGCTCAACTAGATAGTTTATTTTGATGTAATCGTTTTGAGTGTATATTTTTTGGCTTTCCAAATAATCAACGGTAGTTCCCTCCATCCGCTGTTTTAGCAAAGCAAGGGAATCAAGCGCCTTTAGTTTGCAGCTTACCGTTTGGCTGTCTAAAATTTCAAACCCATCCGTAAAATCAATTATGCCGCGAAAGACATTGATAGTTCCATCATTGTTGACCAGTTCTAATTCCACATCTTGACCAACGGTGACACCAAAGCCTCCGCTAGTGCCTGCATCCACGTAATTAATCACCTCCCTAGCGGCTTCTAAAACCAGTTTAATCTGATCTGTTTCAATCGAACTACTAGCGTTGTCGGAGTTGAAAGAGCCATTGATGGAAATGCTTTGCCAGTCAACTGGTAAATTTACCGCAACGCCTCCAATTCTCATATTTGCTTTTGTGATCATAACTTGCGCCTTCTTACCGTTGTAACTGTATTTCTTTTTTCAATGTCCGAAACTATTTTAGTAATAGTGTCGTAGTCGGTTGAATGCCTCGGCATCATGTTAGGTAGTTTCTTTAGCAACTCGTTTTGTGTTTGCAGCTCCTTAACCACCATTCCTTGCATATTGACTATCACAGGAGGGGCAACACTATCACCTCTAGTCAAGAAACCACGCCTAAAATCGCTCATTACCTCACCTACTAAGCTATTCGGAGTGTTATAACCTATTAAAGCAGCGTTGGTTGGGTCAACTATTCTTTCATTCTTGTCAACCCTAGCAATATAAGCATCTTTTTGAGTATTCAAATGTGGCGCACCCATAGCGCTGCCCACGTGGTCCGCTCCCGAATAGAAGGTAGGCAGTGCGGCAACAAAGGCGTCTAGTGAAAGCAATTCCTTCAAAGTGCTGCCAAGAGCATTCTTGTCGCCTGCTTCTGTCTTAGCTGCAAACACCTTATAAGCTGCTAAACCTGCCTCTATCTGTTTTTGTTTTTTTAGTTCCTTTTCTTTTTGCGCGTTTAATTCGGCTTGCTTCTTGTCCGCCAACGCCAAGCTAGCCACGCTTTCCGCATTACCTAGTGCTGCGCTTTGGCGCAAGGAATCGGCTCTTGAAGATAAGTCGTTTAGTTGCTGGTCTATTGCTTTTACTGTTTTCTCAGAAGATTTTTGAAATAGTTTTGCTGCCAAGTCAACCCCTGCCTGCTGCAATTCAAGTCGTTCTTGAAGCGCTTCCTTCTCTTTTTCTTTTATGATGTTGCTGTTTTTGTCTTTTATGTCCGCAAGTGCCTCCCCTCTCTCTAACTCTATCCTTTCAAGTTCAGCCGTTAATGTTATTTCATCATCTATTGTTTGCTTTGCCGCATCCCTTTGATTGTCAAAACTAAATTGTAAAGCTTCAATTTCCGCAGCTTCTTTTTCAGAAAGCGATTTTTTAAATGCCTCTAGTTTTTGGTTTTCATTCAATTTTTGATTGGCTGCAATGTCAAGTTCAGTTTGGCGCAATTTCCGCAACGCCTCAACCCTTTCTTCCGTAAAATCTTTTGGCGCTTCTACCGCTTCTGTTTTAACTTCTTTTTGTCGCCCTAACAACCTATCAAGCTCAATTTGAGCAACTTCAATTTCAGCCTGTATCTGTCTAATTGTCCCTTTTTGCCCCTCCGCGCCTATTCTCTTAGATTCCTTCAAAGCCTCGTTTAGTTTTCTTATTTTGTCCTCTTGTTTTTCGATTAAGCCCGTTAATCTTTTTTTACCCTCCGCTTCATCTTCATTAATAATTATATTTTCTTTTGTTTCAGTTTTTAGAGCTTCTTTGTTTTTTGCCTCCTCTTTAAGTAGTTCAATGTATTTGCGTGAAAACGTTGCTGCATCAGTTAGTTTTTCGCCTTGTGCCACTAAGCTTGCTGTTAAGTCTTTCTGTAATTTATTTACAAAGATAAGTTGTTCCGTTTCTTTTGATTTGAAGAATTTAATGCCATTTTGCTCACCAAAAGATGCTTTTGTGTTGTTGAAAGCTTTGGTTAGTTTATCAAGTTCAAACCCAGTTTCTTTTAAAAATACACTAATATCTTTACCGTTATCAAGCCTAAAGCTTTCTGTAAAACTTTTAAAGTCAACGGTAGTTAGGTTTTTAAAATTTCCAAGAAGAACCTTTGTTGTTAACGAAACTCTGTTTAGATTGCTTATAAAACTTGTCGTTCCTTGCGTAAAACTTCTAAAGAAACTACCTAATGCCCCCTCACCATTTACAACGCCTAAAATAAACCCATCCCACGCGCTTGATAGCTTTTCAATATCGCCTTGTAAATTGTCACTTCTTACTTCAACCAATTTCTGCAACGCTTCTTCTTGACCAGTTATAGCCTTGGTAAGGTCTTCAAACTTATCTTTGTTATCAGCTAAAATGATCGCGGCACTAGATGATGTTTTCCCGAATAGCTCAAACGCGGTTTTACTTTTATCTGTCGATTTCTTGATCTTGTCAAGCGCTTGGTTTAGCGTTAGACCCTTTACGCTTAGATCTGTGAAAATATCACGCAAAGAAACCCCAGCAGTAGATGATTTTAAACCATTATCTGCCAACACTCCCAAGAAAGTGGCTGTTTGCTCTATTGAAAATCCTAGTTGTTTTGCAGCGGTTGAGGCATACGGCAATGAATCCGCAAAGAACTCAAAACCAGTAGCCGTTTTGTTAGCTGATGCCGCTAATGTTGAAACTACCCTTTCGGTATCTTCTGCAGTTAATCCAAAAGCACGAATGGTTTTAGATGTTAACTCCGCAACGTCTGGAATTTCAGCCCCTAGAGCTATTGCGCCATTTAACACACCTTCCAATGAAGCCTCTATTTCATTAGCTGTAAAACCAAGCTTCGCAAGTTCTGTCGCGGCATTTGCAACCTCCTGTGCGCTAAATTTAGTTGAATTGCCTAGCCTTAAAATCTCATCGTTAAGGCTTTTCATCTCAGCTTTACTTACCCCGAGAACGGCTTGAAGATTTGAAAGCGAAAACTCAAAATCTTTAATCGTATTAAAGGCATCTCTTAAACTTGCCCCGACTAATGCTATTGCTGTGCCAATGCCAAACGCCCCAGCCACATCCGAAAGGCTGCTTTTTAACCCATTAAAAGCTATCCCATAGCGCCCTACATCATTCTTCCCATCCTTTGCAAGCGTATTTATCGCCCTTAATTTACCATCAAGCCTCTCAAACTCCTGCCTTGCCTGTATAGTTGCTTTGGAGTTAAGACCTTGCTCTGCCGCAAGTGTCCTAAACCTATCACGCGCCTCATTGGTTGACCTTTCAAGTTTCTTGAAAGCATTATTTAAGATCTCGCTTGCCCGACTTTGCTTTTCAGATGCCCTTGCTTGCTTCTCCTGCTCTCTTACCAGCCTTTCGGTTTCTTTTGTTTCGCGAATAATTCCAGCAACTACTTTTTGATCCAGCGCTTCCTGTTGTATTTTGCTTTTTAGTTGTTGCTGCCGTAATTGCTCTAACTTTGTTTGCGCCTCTAATTTTAGCTTATCAATTTTTATAGACTTTTCAAGCGTTTTGGTGCTGCCTTCATACGCCTTGTTAAGTGCTTGAATGCTTTTTGAATCTAATTTAACCGTTTGCTTTGCTATTTCAGCGAATGATTTTGAAAGCGCAACTACCTTAGTGTCAAGCTCCTTAGTAGCCTGCTCCGCTAATTTAGCACTGTCAATTAAATTCTTATAAATATCCGCTTGGTATAGCTGTTCTTGTTTAATTTGCGCCATTTTGTAGGTAGTTTATTCGTCTAAAGAAGTCGTACACGCTCATGTTTGAATCAAAACCAGTATTATAGTGCTTTTCAAGAGCCGAAAGAACATCTTCTATCCCTTCGTCCTTCTCATTCACTTTCATAAGGCTGTTTTGCATTATTTCAATCTCATTCAGCAATAGACGATCTTTTGTTCGCAAGAACCGATCAATCAATGATATTAGCTTCTTTTTTGTCTTCAAACGCTCTAAAAAACTAGGTTTTAGCCCGAAAATCTCTATAAATTCATCATTTAAGGCGTGCCAATACGGCTCAAAATCAACCTCAAAAGGCTTGTAAAACTTCAAAACATGGCGCAAATCACCAGTTTTGTAAATGTCATTCCACTTCTGAATCGGCATTTCTTTGATTGATTTATAAACCAATCTGTGTTTTTGTGTATGCCAATAAAAAAACAAGTACATCTTCCTGCAAAAGGCTAAGACTTTTATCATTAAGCCCCTCGATTTCTGCACCGAACTTCTGAAATAGGTCGCCATCTTTCTTTTTTGGTTGTGAATTGATTTCAATGTACCCTTTTTTGGTCGCTTTAACTTTGAAGCTATCATAATACGCCCCACTATCTAGTAGTGTGTAGTGCGTTGGGAAACCAGCAGGAAAACGAATTGCTTTTAATCTTTGTGAAAATGGCGTGTACGTGGTTCGCTTGTTCTCGCTATTCACCAGCTCTTTTCCTTCACTATCTACTCCCTTGAATAGCTGCCCGTAGGTATTCAGCTCAACTATTTGATCTTGTATCTCTTTTTCCGACCCAATAGAAAAAAGTGCTTCATTTTCTTTCAAACGAAGCACTCTTTTAATTTGGTGTTTTATTTCAGTGGACACACTTATCATTTAATTGCAACATTGTTGCATTTACTTGCTTCTCTGCTCATTCTTAAACGCTAAAACAAGCCTCCACGCCTCTTCAAAGTCTATCTTCAAAGAGCCACCTACCATTTTTTTAAAGTCGTTTTTTTTAATATCGACTAAAATAGACTGGTCAATGGTTAAGTTGCCAATTCGTAGCATTAAACAATTGCCGCGTTAGTGAATGGAGTGATCTCGTAACCGCTCACCGTGTACACACCGCCAGTATTTCTTGATCTAACGATCAATACATTACCTATCGTTTGCGCTGGGAATGTTAGCGTATAATTTCCATCCGTGTTCTCAACCGCAACGGTAGGAAGCACCACCGAAGAAGTGTTTACATTGAAAACCTCAAATGCTGTTACTGGAAGTCCTTTTACAGCTCTGTTGTTTGCCGTTCCGAATTTGCTTTTAGCATCGAATGTTACCGAAGTAGTAGTAAGTGCCGTTGGGTTTGAAATCGTTACATCGATTAGCGCTCTAGTCCCCAAGTCAGCAGTAATTTCATCGGAAGGTATTATGTAAGAATCCCCGTCCTTCAAATAGCGAGACCAAGAGAAAGTAACATTGATGTAAGGTCTTGACGTTCTTGTCGCCTCTACGTAGATAGCTGAGAATGTGCCACGCTCCACATAAGCAGGTAACATTAATAGCTGTGTTTTGTCTAGCTGAACTTCCAAATTCTCGTCAATGTCCGCAATATAGAACCCCATTTCAGAGCAACCCATGTTGTCTAAGATATCTGCAAACTGCTTGCTTGCGCCATCGTAGATACGACCTGTGAAAGTTTTTAAACCATCAGCCGTTTTACGAGATATACCATCGCTCTCCTCAACTTCGTTTTCAGCACGAACATTCTCTACCTGTTCGAAATTCGCAATTTTGCCCCATCTTACAAATGGATCAACCGCTGAAAGTTTTCCATCTAGGAAAGTTTGATCGATAGTAGTTCCAACTGGAATGCTATTAGGCGTTCCATCATTTTTCAACTTCGACACAGGGAATAGTGTTGAAATTCTTTCGGGTACTTGTACGCAAGAAGGGATACCCGTATTTCCCAAGCCTGAACCGCATTTACATAGAGCCATTTTACTTATTTAGTTTAGTTTAACATTTACATTTTATTGTTTTTGAAAGAAAAAGATCAAAGCGCACTTCTACGCCTGAAAGATTTTCACTAAGGAATATATTTTCATATCCATTCTTATCTGAGTAATTCGCAAACCGCGTGTGGTTTCTAATTTCAATACTTGCTACTTCATTAACTCCTTTTGCTTTTTGCAAATTGTTAAGAAAGTTTTCAGCAAGCACGCGCATGGGACCAATTACATCGGAGTAGTACTCCCCAGTTGTTGCGCTGAATTTTGATTCATCTAAAAAGAAAAGCACTAGACCCATCTCTACCTCATTGCTGTTTTTGTCGCCATAGTCTTCATCAAACACCTCGTAATTGAACACTAATGGTGTGTTGCTGCTCTTATCTTGTATGTTTACCCTTTCACTATTTGCCTGTGGGATCGTGCCATTCAAGTAAACTGGCTGGTTTGCTTTTATAAGTGTTGGTGTTACTAAGCCAAAAACAGTTATAACACTCCCGTTAATTTCTTTCACCAAATATTTAATGCCATCAATATCTATCTCTTTTCCTGCTCGAACCCAAAACACATCCTTAACAGTTATGTCTGTTGTAGATATACCCTGCTGTACTGTGGTGTACTGTAACGGTCTAGGCTGGTACAGTATAGTGGCTAGTATATTATGAACATCTATCAGCATCAGTATTTGTATTCAAGTTTGACAGAATAGGTCTTTTCGAACCCGTTGTTATTCGTGTATGATATCACTAGCGGGGTGTTTTTTGGAAGTATCAAATATTCATCATCTCCCTCCAGCACCATCATGCTATCGACCGCATCTAAATAAAGGCGCGGCACCACTTTAATTGTTTGAAAGACATAAGCCCCAGCGTATAGGTCGGCACTTAGATTGTTTTCTGTTTTTATTTTGTCTTCCCCAGCCAATATTTCTATCACTGCGCCAAGGTCTTGACCTCCTATATTAATGCAGTAGCCTATGTTTATATTCGCCATTACAGTTGGGGAACAGAGTAGTTCATTAGAGCCTGTCACGGCATTCGCGGCAAGTACTCCTATAATACTATTTGGCGCTATCTCAACCTTAACAAGGTCACCGCCAAATGATACCTTGTTAAACCATTTAGCGCGCAATAGACCTATCTCGTAGGGAAAAGACAGAATCTCTGAGTAAGTACCCACCTGAGCTGGCACTACTACTTCCTTGCTAATCATGCACGTGTTGTTGTTAATCATCCTGCGCTGTTTTCAAATATGGTTACTCCGTTGTTTGGTCCATTGTCCCAAATCCCATAAATATCTGCCTTCACGTTGGTTATGGTAATTTGAGTTGCCGATTTAATTAGAATGTCTTTTTTTGTTGCCGCCTCCCCATAGCTGATCCATAAGCTTTTATTAGACCGATTAACCAAAGTAACGTCAAGCCGCGAATTATTTGCCGCAACAAGCAGCGCGCTAGTGTTAGCTGCTGGGATTTCGACTCTAGTGCTTACTATCGGCAATAGAGCTATCTGCCTTGCTATGTCTCGGCTTATGATCATACTAATTCACGAATTAGAGCTGCACCAGTACCAGCATTCGACCAAATGCCACTAACTACACCTGTGTAATTATCTTCTATCAATTCATCTCCTTTTGCTAATGCCGTTGGTGCTGCATTCGTTGCCGTGCCTGAATAAGAGATATACAAAATGTGGTTGTTTTTTTGTGAATTGTTTCTAATAAACAAACCTTTTCTATTCACGTTGGCGGCTTTCAAAACAACACTTGCCACGTTTTGAGCAACGCTAGTTTCTGTTGCCGTTGTTGCCGAACCTCCACCAATGTTTTCAATGGCAGCGATCATCAAATCTTGCTTACTTTCCTTAGCTCCTTGCGTGTTTAGCGTTTGCAGCTCTAGGTTTTGCGCCTGTGCCTCTAATAAGATTTCTTGCCCTTTCGGGTCGCGTATTATCTGTGTCATATCTCAGTTATTAATGCTTTTCCGTTTATTTCTTCCCATACACCATATACCGCCACCGCTATTCCTTTAATCACCGTAGTGTCGCCACTCTTCAACTTAAATGACCAGTTGGTAAGAGATGGTATTGAGTTATATTTTACAAAAAGGTCGTAAGCGCCATCGTTAACTATTATAAGTTCTTTTCTGCCCAAATTTTGAGCACTTAACAAAACAGGCACGTCACTAGATGGCACTTCTACCACACTAGCAAGTACTGGCAATGGCTCGGGAATGATGCTCACCGCCCCAGTTACTACTACCTTCTGATGTTTTCTTAAATCGCTCTCGCTCATGGCTTAGTTTTATAACCTATTAAAGCTTTCAAATTACCACTTCCTACTGCTCTCAACCTCATGTATTTGCCCATGAAGTAGTTATCTTTTATAGCTATTTGCCCGTTGACCGCATAGTATTCTAGCAGAGTGTTGCTGTCGCACATTGGCGACCACATTGTTTGATCAATGCTTTCTTCAACATACAAAATAACGCCTGCGCCATCGCATTGTATTAGAAATCGTGCATCCTGCTCTTGGAAGTTCAATATCTCGCTTATAGCTTCACCGCTTATGGCTTGGTCAAATAGTGTTTTCGTTCTCATAACCATTCGCCCTCCATTAGCTCGTACCCTTTGAATGTTGGATAGATAGTTGGCTCGCTGTCCGCTAAAATCTGAATAGAGATTCCTGTGTTTCTTGATTCGTTTAGCTTCAGTACGCTTGCGTATGTGTTGCCTGTTAATGTTGTTGACAATTCGTGATTTGCTTTCACAGCTCCGTTGGGAGTTGCCTTGATCGCCACCTCACGCATGTATAAGAAGTAAATAGCACCTTTCAAATATTCTTTGATTCCTTTTGAAATTACCAAGCACCCACCTATTTCGATAGTGAAAGGCTCGTATAGGTCAATGTATATTTGAGTTTGCGGCACTCCATTTACCAAGTCTGCTTGAAATAGCGGCCACAGATCAATTCCCAATAGTCTAACCATTAGATTGCTTTCTTCTTTTGAAATTAAGTCCTCTAAATCCAGCCTAGTGTATTGGTCGAAGGCGATTTTGTGAACCCCTTCTTTGAAATCTGCGGACGTTATTATCATTTCTTTTTTATGGTTTTTTGGTTAGGAACTTTAACATCTTCGCTTACTGGCTCGAATGAGGCATAACCTTTTTCAACCAAGTAAGATGCTTGCGGCTCGTAACTGTTTGTTTTCATTCCCAAAGGCATGTGCTTTGACTTGCCTGTTCCGTATATTATTTTTTCTTGCATAGTTATAAAAGGGGGTTTTTACGCCCCCCGTTAGTATTATGGAGTTTCTAAAGCTGTTTTATCAGTAGCAAAGACACCTTTAACAAATGCGCTTCTGTGGTTGTTTCTCACCAATGTGAGACCTCTCCACTCCGCACGGATTGTTACTAAGTTCTTGGTAAAGTCATCCATTTCTCTATCCATCTCTAAGTCGATCCCGCCTTTAGAATAAACGTTCGCAAGATTGAACGCGCCTACCAAGTACTCTCCTTGTGGAACTAAAGTTGACTTGATGATAGGTAAGCCATCCAATGATAAGTCACCTGCGATGATCTGTAACCTGTCAACATATCTTCGATCAGTGGTTGAGTTCTTGATAAACTTCAATGTGTTGATGTCGAATGGGTGACACAAGATGTAGTTAGGCATCTCTTGGTTAATCACCTCGATTTGCTCGATAGCCCTTGCTAATACGTCCGCCTCATTTGCATTATCAACTTGATTAGCCCTTGCGCCTGCAGAAAATGCCGTAGCGACAGTTTTAATGCCTCTGTGGTTTTCACCAGTACCATCACCCGAATACACTTGATCTTCAACAGCTAACAATAAGCGTGTTTGAAGGTGGTTGTTAATTTCCGACATGATGAAAGGAACGTCCTCAATCATCTCATCTGATACTTTGATCCACGCGGTAGTTTTCTTCAATACTTCCGATGTCACAACTAAATCAAAGTCGATTTGAGCTTTTAATGCCCCCTCTGCTGTTTGACCAGGTGCACCATCTCTTGAAGCCTCCGAAACCCATTTGATTACATCGGTAGTCGCAACTCCTCTTGAAACGATGTCAAGTAAACGAACGCGTCTATCAAGTAATGAGTCAATTCCCGAAAGGTACTGCTCAGGTACTGCACGCCCTGTAATGTTCGCGCGTAACATTGTCGCTGGTGCCTTGATAGATAATCCCGAACCAGACTTCTTAGCTTTTAAATCTGCTAATTTGTCTTTCGCTGCTAATAGTTGTGATTCAATTGATTTCTCAACTACTTCACCATTGCCTTTGTTTTGTTTCGCCAAACGCAATTCCATCTCCTTCATAGCATCGAAAACATTCTTAGACATCTTCGCCACACTTTCGTCCATGTTAGACTTAATGTCTTGAATTATCTGAGCGTCTGCCTTCGCTTCGATAGCTTTCATAAGCTCCTTACGACCTTCTTCTATGTACTCGCTGTGCAATACTGCAAGCTCTTCTGCTGACTTCTTGTCCAGCTCTGTAATGCCTTTTTGGGCAATAAATTCTTTCCAGTTCATTTTGTTTTACTTTAGGTTTAAATAGAAATTATTATTTGTTTTAATAACCTCGACTTTTTCATCTAAAGTGCTCTTAATGAACGGCTTGTGATTAATTAGTGAGTTGTATTGTTCTTGCACTACCTTCAACCCCATCTCAATAGAGTAAAGGCGCTCGTCTGTTCCATTGCCATTCTTTAAAGCGGAGATTAGTCCCGCCATTTTTTTATTTACTTTTTCAATTAGTTCTTCGTGGTTGCCTTTGCTAACATCTAGGGTGGGTGTTAGTTCGTTTGCTCCAAATGTTACCGCGCTACCTTCCCAAAGAATTAACTCTTTTATTTCATAGTGTTGTTTTTCCCCTTCGCCCACTAGCTCCATCTTGTCGCGAAGGTAGTTGAAGCCTATTGAGTGTTCTGTAATGATCCCATCTTGGTAGTCCATTAAAGCGTCATTCCCTTTTGTGCTTCTTCCTAGATCGGCAACAGCTTCCAAGTAATAGTCCGTTTCAGTTAGCTCAACAAACTTCCCTATTTGCTGCTCCCAGTCGTGGTAACGAAGGAAAGCTATCTTTCTATTTGTTTGGCTTGATGGTCCGCGCTCCATCAATGACTTTGCAAATGCGCCTTTTCGAATTAGGTCATTATCACTGTCAATTATATCGAAAGCCGAAAGCGCTATTTTTACGCGTCTTGTTTTTATGTCTAAATCTTTGACGGTCAGGTCAAAGTTTTTGATTTTATATCCTGTTAGATTCTTCATTTTGTTGCTGTGGTTGTTGAAATTCATAACCTAACTCCGTAGCTGCCTGCTCTGTGGTTATAATTCCACTGGCGGAAAGGCTTACCAATGCGTCTGCCTGCTCTTTGTAATTGCCTTGCAAGCATTCCACGTTGTCAAAATTCTTCCTCATTCGCACATTTCGCCCTTTCATAAGGTCTTGAACTATGAACTGGTTTAGCTTTGCGCTTATCTTAGCATCTAAAGGCATGATGCAGTTTGAATACATCGCCTTCTCTGCCTCAACTCTGTTGTTGTAGGTTTTATTTTCGGGATCATTGAATAGCGATGAGTCTAGCCCGTAAACAGAACATAGCGCCCTTAGCGTAACATACCCCTTTTGAATTAGCTCCAAATCAGACGAAGAAAGCGACATAGGGATGTAGCTCAAGTTCTTATTTGAAACTTTGACTTGACCAAATTTGCTTGCCCCACCTACTTCACTATTAAATGAAGCCTGTATCTTTTCAGCCTCCGCTTTCGTCATGGCGATTTCAGACTTATCTGTCACCATACCGATCATACCTTTGTTTTGCAAAAGGACACTATCAGCTATCCACTTATCATTGGAGGTCTGCACCACTCTAGCTGCCGCCTGCAATGGTGATAGACCGTAGAAGCTCTCGCAATACAAAGGATTGAAAAACCTAAAATGCGCGATATTCTCGCTTTCAATAGTTTCGTTTTTTCCGTAGTTTTTGAATGTGTATTTTAGGTTAGGCTCAAAAAAGTTTTTAGAACCTTTGATTTCCATGTATTGCGCTGGCAAAACGTCTATCTCAGCTATACGCCCTAGCGCTCTCTCACCATATAGGTAAGCATTTCCAGTACATAGGTAGTAGATCAATAGCATCTGCTCAATGTCATCCATTGAGTATCCTTTAGCTTTATTTGGCGCTTCGATCAATTCGTGAACGGGTGTGCCTGTCAATTCTACCCATCCATCAGCGGTCTTTTCTTCCACTATCCAGTCGAGGGAAGTGTACACGGTTATAATTCTTTGGACCACCGAGAAAACATCTGAATTGCTTACGTAGCCTTCGTTTAAAAAAGCTTCGTTATTCATAGCAAAAAGAGTAGAGCCAAATCTTGAAAACGAACTTTCGCGAAGCATTCGAGCCGAATCGCTCAACCCCCATTGCATTTTAAATTTGCCTAGTTCTAAAATCATAAGATGAAACTTTCGGTGTCGGACATGAAGGCATAGCGTAAAGCGTCAATGAAGTGGTTGTCTTTGTCAATTGGTTTATTAATTGAAATGCCATTAATTTCTTGCATTCGATAATTTTCTAGCTCTTTAACCGCCAAGGTACATAAATTATTTTTAAATGCAACAATATTGCATGTACGCATTTCTCCCAACCAATACATGACGCTTTTTCTTTTGGAAACTTTTGAGGCTTCATAATCTGCCTCGCGTAGGCTGTTAACATAATTCTTCACGCCCCACTCATTCACATACCTATCCGCACTATCGCAAATAATTGGGATGTGTTTTTCAATTTTTAATTCTTCAAGCTTCTGAATTAGTAGACTTGGCTCGGGTATTGGCTCGTATATTAGCAGCTCACAAAATATATTATTGCCTTCCTTCTTGTATTTAACCAACGCGGTTGGGTCGGTGGTGTACCCAAAGTCTAAGCCATAGTAATATCCCTCTGTTATTGGCTCATTGGTAGTGGTCCACTTATTGAAAATAAGACCTTTGATCTCGGCTTTCTCTCCTAACCCATAGATCTTCCACATCGTTTCATCCGCTGTGCCTTGCAGAATATTCTTTTCCGTGGGCTCGTATGAAAGTATTTTGCCACGCTCGCTTGCGGATATAAATGGGTTGTCTTTATATGTTGTTTTTATAGTTCTCACATCCTCCCTTTTCTCCACGCTGTCAAATATCCAATGGCTCGTTGCGGATGGGTTAAAATCCATGAACCAAAAATCGCGGCATCGCATTTCCGCTTGGTCGAATACTTTCTTTGATACGTGTATTGCCTCATTCACCCAAAGCACATCACACCCAGCACCATGTATTTTTTTTTCGTTATCTGCCCCTAGAAAATTTATCTTGTTGCCGAATATCTTAAAAGTGGAAACTTCTTGCCGTCTCTTGAATGGATTGTCAAGCCCAAAATCATCAAGCCTTTTTTTAAAATCATCGTATAAAGTGGTTTTGAACTCATTATAAGTTTCCTTGACCACGTTGATAGTTTTCCCGCTATTGTTTATACAGTACCATATCACGAAGTCAACGCATGATATTGTTTTGCCTGATCGTGACGACCCTTGCATGATTAGCCCTTTTGTTTTCGGGCTTTTAAAATGTTGTACTAATGCGACAAAATTTGGATTAATCGCTCTCGCCATCTATCTCAGGAATTTCGGGAAATAGTTCTAAAGCTGTTTTGCGCTTCTCTGTGATGTCAATATTTTGGCTCTCACTTAACGCGTTAAGTCGAGCTGTTAAGTTAGCATTATACACCCCTGCCATGCCTCCTGTGATCTGATCTTCACGTATTCTTTTCTTTATACGCGCAGAGATTAAGGAATATTCCTCGTATTCTCCCTTTAAATATGGATCAATATCCGCAAAAGTTATCGTTGTTTTTGGGCTTTCTACTATAAAATCTTCGAAGCCTTCCATGGTTAAGCACTTCTCTTTTTCTCTGTAAACAGAAATTCCATCTTTCCCCACGAAGTCATGAACGAGAAAAGGTTTTGATTTAACTTCTTTTTTATACTCTAAAAAAAGCTCCCAAAGTAATTCGGGTGATTTTATGCCTCTGGGTCTACCTACTGGGTTAGCCATATCTATTTAGATTGATTCTAAACAAATATACAATTTTTATTTAAAAAGGTTCTAAATAGTGTTTTATGAAAATTCGTGAAAATTCGTGAAAATTCTAATTGAGAAAAAACAGCTAACAGCTAACAGCTAGAGAATAGATTTGAGTGAAGGAAGGTAATAGAAAGTGCTTAACCCCCTACCCCCTAAGAAGATTAAGCATCTCCTATTACCTATAACAGCTGTCGAATGAGTTTCTCGCTTGGTTTTGGCTTATAGAGGAAAGTGCTTTGCGTCCATGCCTATAATTTAAAATAGTTTTGATAAACCTTTGGGGGAGCGTCTTAAAAGTTTTCACCCTTATATTTGCTATATGGCGCAAAATGACAAAAGCCAACAGATGTAGCAGCATCCATTGGCTTTAATGGCGGTTCTAGGCATTGCACCTATCATTGCCAGTATCGTTACTAGTCGCTGCTACAACTATTCAAATATAAGTCTTTTTTTTTATAATTCAAAAGAACACCAGTAAAGACCTTCTCTACTGGTGTTAACGAGGGGCTTGCGGCTTAAAAACGGTTAGTTTTTACCTCGTATATTTTAAATACTTAATTTTATTTTAAGCTCTTCAATGATTTCATCCCTTCGTTTTAAAAGGATGGCACCACGCTCTTGTATTTGCGCTTCAAACAACGGGTCTCTGTGAATTTCGCAAACAATAAACCTTTTTCCAGGGGGGACTGGGTATGCTTCTCCGCTATCTATCATAAAGTTGGTTTCATTTAAAAACGCGATGATCTTCCATTTTGGCTTTTCATACAACCACATATACATCTGAGCCTGTCGCTCCTGTTGGTGGTCTACGCCATTTAGGTAAGATAGCCACTTTTCTAAGCTAGTCGGGCACTTGAAGTCAACCCCAAAATCTTCGTCTGGAATCATGCAGTCTGCTGATCCTCCATATTCTCCAAGGCTTTTGAATTCAGGGAAATAGGCAAATGGGTAGGTATTTCTAAATATATCCATTGCCATTGCTTCGCGTGTGTGCCCATGGTCCATCTGCCAAGAAGATGCGTTTTGCCGATAGTTAAAAAGCTTAGCGATTGCTAGTTCCATGGCATAGCTCTCTTGTGTTGTTTTGTTTTCTCTCTTGGGAAATAAGATATGGCAGCTTGACCCAGTGATCTTACCCATTCTGCTGGGGCTCAACATAGCTTCTCTTTTACCTTTAAAATTTTAACATCTACAAAAGGCGTTATTTTCTGTATCTCGTAATGGTACATCTTGCTCTCACTGTCGTAATGGTGCTTTCCCTCATCTATTGTGGCTATATGCCGCGCCACTATTTTGTCGCACGGCATTAGAAAATGGTTCAGATATACCCTCACGTTAATTAAGTTTCATTAATTCGTTGTAAAATTCGTTTGCGTTCAAATCATAGATATGCTGTTGCCTGCTTCGGCTACTGCGTGTAGCTGCAAAACGTTAGCTGCCATTTTTTGACCAGCTGCGACCAAAGACACCAATCCACATAAAAGCATTTGCAATACACATTTCAGTAATCATTCCTTTTATTACAAATGTTACCCATAATACCAAAGCAACCACCCATAGTATCGAAAAGAAACCAAGAAAAACGTCATTGCTGGCTTCTGTGCTATTTTGAAAGTTTTGTTCTGTATTCATGTTTTATCTGTTTTGAAAGTTTGTAATTCTAAATCCGCAACGAACGGCAATACTCGGAACGTTAGCGGATAGTAACCATTACTCCTTTTCTGCTACTAAATACCCCCATTGTATGCGGAGAAATGGCAGTATTAAATTGTGCGTAACTCCCTCGATGCCTATATTATCTTTCAGATAAGCATCTTTCCAATATCCGCATCCAATTACGAGGCAAATCTTGAAGTGTCTTGTTTTTAAAATGTGCCGTGTCATCTTCAGTAATTTTTACTATCCGTTAATAATCTTTTAAAACAATTCTTTTGAATACCGTTGGAGGCTCAGTGAATTGAACGAATCTTGCGTCTATTACTTTTTTCGGCTTAACGACCTCGTGAACAGGCTTAACAACGTAGAAAATGCGCTTAATCCCGTAAATAGATACATTTGTTTCAGCCTTAAAAGACACTATTTCACCAAATGTAAAATCACCGACACGGCTGAACAGCTCTTCTCTTTCGCCATTTAGATATATTTTGATAATTTCGCCTATCATATCTGTTCAATTTTCCAAGCGTTTAAATTCGTGAAATAGCTTGTGTTTGGAAACTTCTCCACTTTGTTGCCTTTTATGTTCACGAAAACACGGACATTCGAGCCTGTCGGGATATTTTCCAGCGCTGGAATTATTTTTGAAGCCGTAATTTTCACGAAATCGAAAAACACCTCCTTGCCATTATTTGTTTCCACCTGCAAAACGAAATCTTGCTTTGTGAAAGTTGGGCTAACATTTTGCACCTCCATTTTGTCTAATAAAACACCTTCTAGGGTGATAGATAGTTGATTATTCATATTCATTATTTATTATTTGGTTGCTTACTTTTCGTGCCTGCTTCTGTCTTCGCTCCCACTCCTTGCCTCTCAGTTCTATATGTTTCTGCTGGGCTAACCTACTGAGCCTAGAGATGGTTTCTATTGATTTTATACGCCCCTGTGCTATGTATTTTACAATGTCAATATAGGCAAGGGAAAAAACATTAAAGCCTTTTTCGCCCAAATAGCAGGCGTATAACTCATTAACATCATCCCTACTGTTCTGGCTAATTTCTAAAACTTTCCGAACTATTTTAGCATCTTTTCTCATTTGCTTAAAGATTCTATTTCTTTTCTTATAACCGTGTGTGCTGAACTTGTTTTAGCTTGCTACTCAAATATATTATATTATACTTTAATAACATGCAAATAGTTACATAAATAGTTACAAAATAATGTAATTTATAATCATTCTAAATAAATAAATAGTTTTGAATTGGGCTTGATGAATGTAGTAATGCCATTGCTAGAGCTGCGCGCTGGTCGGTGTTTGTTTTTTTTGGCTTGTTCTTGAAAATTTTTTCTAGTTTGTGTTTTTCAAAGAAACTACTATAACCGCTTGGTTTTAGCGGTTTGATAGTTATTCCTTTGTGGTTTAGAATTTGGAAAATAGCGGATGAAAAGCCTTTATTTTTACCAACATTTTCGCGCGAAGTTGCTCCGTGCCAACTGCCTTTGATTAAATTACTGTCCTCGATGAAAATAGTGCCTTTTTCGGTTAAAAAGAGATCTATTAATTCGCCTGCGCAAAACCTTTTTAAAACGGCAATACTTTTGTTTTCGTGGTCCACCATTACTACCGCGCTGCCTTTTGTTATTCCGATGTCAACAAATATATCTTTCATTATTCCAATATCAGATAGTACTATTCCATTTGGGTTATCCACCAATATAACCACATTGGGATATATCGGTGTTATGCTTAATCAATACTTTCAGCTATTGCTATTAAACATTTTGCAAATTGAATAGCTTCTTTTTTGGTCAAATCCATATATAAATCCATATCTTCATTGTCTCCATCATAACTATTATTTAAAATTATAGATATATTTTCTGTTCCATCCGTGTATTCAGAAGGAAGTGCTGATAAAATATAAGCACCCCTATATTGTTTTGGTAAACGTAATAGCCTTTCAGATTTTGAGCTAACTACTATTTGTTGAAGTTCTGCCTCTATTTTCATGTTAATAAAATAAGCATAACACGTATTATGATGCCATGCAATTAAAGTTTGTAGCCGTTAATAAAGTTCACAACAAGCACGGCACATACACTTGTCATTAGCTGCAAGGCTCTGAATAAATCCCATCATACCACCAAATATCAACTATCATTTCATTTCCCAAAGCATCTTCATCTACCATTTCAGTTTTTGCAACAATAGATTTATTAAGAGAATGATTTACCCAAGCCCATTTATAATCATTAAAGCAATCAATCATTTCCCACCCTTTCTCTTCAAAATAATTGTTTACTGTTGTTGGTGGCCATCCGTGAAATTCTTGTAAATCAAAAAGCCCAGCAGCTAACAAGCGGTTAGCGTCATTGCCGTCTTCGTGGTTAATTGAAGTTTTGTTTTCCATATCAAATTTATTTTTAAAGTGAAAGTTTTGTGTTCCAAAGTCGGCAACGAACGCCAACCGCCTAACCGTTATGCCCCATAAAAAGACGGCACATATCCACCTTGGTAGCATCCGATAACAGGAACCATATTGTCCCCTTTAATATCAACTCCCTCGATAGATGAAATTGATTTGTACCAAGTTTTTTCGTATTGCTTATTAATTTTTGACAACTCAACAAGTAAATGAAAACCGCCCCTTGTTTGTAAAAAATGCAAACAATCTTCGTTTATAAGTTCAATTGCTCTATTTCTAACAACTTCCAATTCAACGCCATCAAAATCAATATCAAAATACACTTTTCGACTACAAGCCTTTTGTATTTCGCTCATTAATTCTTGGTGTGGGTTATATCCACCGTAAGGTTTTGTAATTAGTTCAGCAAGTTTTATTAATCCATTCTTTGCGGCTTTCTCGTAGCTTCTTGGGTTTGGGTTAATATAAATTGCAAGTGCTTCTTGTGGTATTGGATTATGCTTTTGAAAGTAACTGCCAACTTCACATTCTAATTGCTGTATTTTTTCAAACAAAAACTCTTTAGTCGAAGTAAATCTTTTTAACTGTTGTTTATCCGAGCTAATATGAGCAACATCTTTACAATATTTTGAACGTGCAAAAAGGCAGCAATAATAAGCCTCCCCATTTTGCAATTCAGGAAGCCATTCAATAAATTTCAGTAGCTTTTCTTTGTCTTTAATAATTTGATAATTCATTGTATTTAAGATTAATAAGTTAAACAATTACGGGGCATAACACAGGCTGTATGCAATTGCCCAATTTAGGTTAGTGCAATATTTAAAGTTTCTACAAGGGCAACTGCACATAGCCCAACCGTTATATTCAATTTTTCTTCTTCTTTTTTTCTCCCTCTGCACCGCAGTTTGGCTATCGCACAAAACAAAAGAGTGCAACGCCTCCCGCAACCCCACGCAGAGTTGCACACATTTATTTTTTCCCCTCCCGCAAGAACGCATAACATTTCTGTTGAACATTTTCTTTTCCTCCGTGCTTTTCAATTAGCGAACCCTCAAGGAATAAATTCACTTGTTGTTTTTTATCCTCAATAGGTTTGCGACCTGCTTTTTTTCTTGCACCACCGTGCGTTAATTTCTTTGCCATTGCTTTGTTTTTAAAATAAGGGGAGCAACTGGCATCCTCCCCATTTCGCCAGCCTGATGAAAACTTACCACAGTAAACATCAGGATTTATCTACTTCCCAACTTCGGGAAAATTCTTTGTGTGCAAACGCCTCTGCAAGTCCTGTAATTTGCTTTAATCTTAAAACTTCGTCTGCATCCATTCCAAGCTCTTTCCCTATTCGTTCATTTGTCCAATTATGCTTTTTAAGCATTGTAATAAGTTTAGCCGATAGTTCTACTTGATGAGTTCCCCTTGCCATATTATGCCTTACAGTAGATGTAATTCTATCTTCAATGCCTTTATTCAATTTTGATACAGGCAAATACCCAAACAAACTTTCACGAATATCTTTTTTCATCGCTACTTGTGTTCGCCTGTGAAATCCATCTACAACCACATATCCGCTTTCATCATTTGCGACTACACAAGGCATTGTTAATCCATCTTTACGAATGGATAAAGCAAGTAAATTCATTTCAGGTGGAGCAACTTTGTTTGGGTTGTAATCATTCCCTTTCACATCATCAACTGGCACAAGTTGCACATTTAATACTGGATGATTAACACCAAGAAAATCATAAAGCTGTTGTGAAATCGCATTGTATATTTTAACCTTTTCATCAAAGGTGCAATCAGCATTTTGTTTCAAAATTTCATCTATCATAATTCAGAATATTTGGTAATTAATTCAAATTGTTTTTCCATTTCTTTTTTGGTAGCTGAAAACGAAAGCCCTTTACACCAGTAATCGTTTTTTAAAAGCACTTTTACAATCCTTCGCCAAGAAGGAATTTTCTTTGCTGCTTCCAGTTTTGCATCTGAAATATCAGGAATGGTTTCAAAGTTTTCTTTCTTCCAGTATTCTAAAAACTTATCAATCTTCTTTTGGTAGTGCTCTTTCAAATACGGTGGCATTGTGTCCAATAAAAACTTTGCGTAGCTCTCATAGGTATGCCCTTCTGGTAAATGCACTTTATAGTTTCCTAAAGTGGTTTTGTCGTTTTCGGAATATCTATTCCCAAAATTTGCCCCTTCAACCCTATTCACAACTTTAGCCCAAGTTTCAGGCTCAAGAATTTTAAAGAGATAAAGACCTTTTCGTTGGTCATCGCCATACGGCTGACAAATCCGCATTTGGTGTATAGATAATCCTGCAAGGTGCATCAAATCATACACCCTATTATATTTCCATTTTTTAACTGCATTTGCTTTCCAAATATCTTCCGTTCGCCAGTCATAAATAGGATAAGCGTTGTAAAGATTATCATTTAGTTTTGTTGTCCATTGCTTGCCGTTAAAAGTTTCTTTTTCATCGCTTGCAATAGTTCTGAACCTGTTCAAACTTTCATCACTTCTAATCCCAACCATACAAGCGGTTTTCTTTCCATTTGCAAACCAATTACCGAAGGCAGGAACAAACTCTTCAAACTCCATTCCCACCTTGAAAAATGGAAAGTAATTTACATCACTGATGCAATTCTTTGGTAACTCCCGAACCCAAGCATCTTTTTTGTTTTCATCCCAACAAAGCCAATGCGGTTGAAATTGGCTTACTGCATTTCTTAAATGAATAGGCAAGCACACCCAGTAAGGTTTAATTTCGGGGTTGTTCAAGATTAATTCCGCAAAATCAATCGTGCTTTTATACTGTGCTTCCAAATCAATGAATAAAACATTAAGTGGCACCTTGTTTTGTTTCCTTGCAACTTCTAAAGCCATTTGCACCATTACACCGCTATCTTTTCCAGCAGAAAAAGAAACATACACCTTTTCAAATTCTGAAAAAATAAGTTCCATTCGCTGAATTGCAGCATCATAAACATTTATATCAAAGTATTTTTTCACAGTTCTTTTTTTAGTTGTTCAACACTCATCCCCGCAAACACATCTAACAAATTTCTTTTCCTTTCAATGTTTTGGTTTATCATATTTTCCAGTCCAACATTTCCAGTCAAATCATAATAAACACACTCTGAATTTTGTCCTGTTCTGAATATTCTTCTTTCAATCTGTTCCCTTTGGGCATAATCCCAAGTTTTATCCCAAAATATTATCACATTATAGTCCTGCAAATTCAATCCGTATGAGTGCTTTTGTAGGCTCATTATCCGAACATCTTTGTAATGCTTTGCAAGTGCTTCCTGCGTGTCAATATATTTTGCATAAATCAACACTTTTGACTTGTCAATTTCTGACAATAATTTATCCGCTATCTCAAATTTTGAAAGACTTAAAGAATAGTTGTGTTGCATCTTTTGAGTAATCTCAAGAAATATGTTATTATTCCTTGCAAGCAAATATTCATTATCCAAATACTTTTCTTTCAGTTTATCGTGTTGCCTTTTTTCTTCATCGGTTAAAGTGTAATCAATATCAATATGTTGTTGTCCGATACTCAATGATAGTTTGCTTTCAAAAATAAACGGCTCAATCAATGAATAGAGATAATCAATGTTATGATACTTTTTGATAAACTCTTTTGAGTAAGACCTGCCAAAGCCCTGTGAATGATAGGTTACTTTTATGTATTCGCAAAAAGTATTTTTAAATTCAGCTAATCCCATTTTTAGAATTTTTGGAGAAAGAAATTCCATTTGCGACCATATGTCAAGTAAATTTCGGCTCAAGGGAGTTCCGTTTAATATTATTCGATATGCTGATTTTTCAGCTAATTGTAAAAGTCGTTGTATTGGCATCAGCGTTTTTTATCTTCAAACTTTCATCCACAACAATAAATGCTTTTTTAGCTTGCTCGCATTTTTGGGTATATTCTAAATAAATTCTATCGCTGTTTTGAATGCTTTCGATACCCACAATATCACAATCTAAACCACCCCATTTATTTATTTCAGCCTGTAAATTTTCCTTTGTTTGGAAAGGAGTAAACCAAAGAATATAATCGGCATCGGTATTTTTAATCAACTCCATTGCAGAACGGGTCTTGCCAGTTCCTGCCTCCATAAACAAAGCTCCACACTTTACAGAGTTAAGTTTATCAATGGCTTTTATTTGACTATCTAAAAAGGTCTGCATCGTGCTTTATATTTGATTTGTCTTGTGCTTCTGGTATATGATGAATAACCTCTACATCAGGATTACAATCATCTACATCAAAGCCAATTCGTTCAGCTATGAATGTTGGGATACACACATTGCCTCCCAATTTATTATTTACAATCAATTTCCTGCAAAGTTTCTTTGGTATCCAATGTTCAGCTCCATTGATACGAACAAGGATTGCCTTGCCCGTATCGTGTAGGAATTTCTCAAACTTTATATTGACTGATTTTATCATACTACTTTAGTTAAAGAGGCAAATCTTTTAAGTAGTTTCTTTTCTCCAACTACTTCAAAAACTAAAGTGATGGTTTGGTCATCTTCGGAAGTAACTATCCCTATTCCGAATTTAGAATGAGAATATTTTTCTCCACCTGCTTCAAATACAGCAGCAGTTTTTTCAGCTTCAATTTTTTTTTGTTCTTCTTTTTCCTTTGCAGCTTCGGATGCTTTTCTTTCTCTCTCTTCTCTTCCTGCCTCCCATTCTGCTGTTGCTTTAGCTTCTTCTTCTGCCTCTTTTGCATCAATTGAAGGGTCAAGTATTCGCTCAATGTAATCTTCAATTCTTGAATACACGCCCTCTTTTACTTCTTCTTCCTGTGATTGAATCCATTGGTAAGGTTGGCTTGGGCATTCAATACGACAGCTAACTATAAATTCACAGTCTTTTTCAAAAATGAAGGTCTTTGTGGACATTTTTTTTGTGTTATAACCTTCATCATTTAAGTAGATTCTTTTCAAATCTCCTTTTACCCATACAGTCTGATTAAATCTTTCTGCAAGTTGTTCTATTGTTACATTTTTTGTATTCATTGTGGTAAGTTTTGTTTGGCATCTTTTCCCTTTTGCCATTGGGTTGTGAAACATTCACGAAGCAAAGATAACTATACTTTTTTATTTTACAACTATTTTTTCAAGTTTAGTTCAATAAAGTTATTAACAATACATCCAGCGCAATTTGTGGCACATTTAAAAACCGCACAAATCAACCCACAAACCATTGTTTTTAAAAGAGCCACAAAGCCAACGCTTCTTTCCCACGCACAAAAAAAAGAAGAAGAAAAACTGGAATATAACACGGGCTAAAACGAAATAGCGGGTTCAGTGGTAAATCAAACATTTGTGCATCTAATAAAGTGAGTGCTAAATTGAAAGTGTATCGCTCCAAAATCCGCCACTATCGTTTAGCCCGAACCCGTTAGCACCAACACTAAAGACCGACCGCACTAAACAAATCTGGAAGACTTGCTGTGTGGACTTTCTTTTTATTTGATGTATCGATGCTATTCAATAATTTTTTTATTTCATTTATGTACTCTTTTTTATCCCACTTCTCAATTTCGCAAACCATTAAGTCAAACATAATTTCTTTTAATAGTTGTTCTTTGAATTTTAACCGAGCCAAATCATTTACTGTTTTAGCAGGGAAAATCGGTATTTCCGTTTTTTCTACCATTTCGTTGACTTCAACAATATGGTTAGGTTTTAATATCTCGTTTTTTGGTGTGTTAATATCTCGTTTTGCTCCTACTTTTAACAAAGCCCTTTTTTGACCATTTAAAACGCTTTTGCCATTTGTAATAAAAACAGTATTTGGTGCAGGAGAACCAGCCGTTTTATCCATTACCCAACCTTGTGGCAATTCTTGCAAAATATTCCAATCTCTATATTTATCCATTACTTAAAAACAACTTGACAAAAAGCACTACTGCCAACAATGCATATACAAAAGCAGGGCAGAAGTGCAAACTTTCAGCTTTTGTACTTTGATTAAACTTTCGGAAGTAAACGAGCTTTAGTATTTCAAAGCCCTGCCTTCGTATATGCTCAACGTTGTAGGCAAGGCTTCAAATACCCATACCTATAATTTCCTATTGTAATTTTTTTATATTTACCAATTCGCTTACTAAACATCGGTGTAATACTATTTTGCGTCCAAGTAATTCCAATACCAAAGAGTCTAAACCATCCGCTATTTTTCGCTCTTAAACACGCCCAGCATATAAAGCCAAATAAACGTAATGTTGTTTGTGTGCTTCCGCCAGCTAATTCTCTAACTTTATATTTTATCATCTCTTTAATATCGCAATCGTATATTTTAAACTCAAATCTGCTGCCAAAAACAGCAGAAACATATTTCCCTTCTACCTGACATTCTTGTAAGTATTTAAATATTTCCTTCATAATTCTCTAAATTCAAAATAGGATAAATGCCTTAAACTGTTTTGTTTATGATTTTCCTTTGCTCGCTAAAGCTGTCTCTGTTTTTTGTTTTTTCAGCCTCCGACAAGCTATTGTAGTAAGCCATCAAATCCTTTTCCGATGCGCAAGATTTTAGTTTCTCAGCTGAGTACGCTTCTTTTAAATTGCCGCCAACATTTGCTGCTTGAGGAATATCTATATTGTCAGAGTGCTCTCTATCAGTGTCATCAACGTGACCCGTGGCAACTAGAAACTGATACAACAAATAGTTTTTTAAGGCGTATGTAGTCGCTTTCCCAGCGCTCTTATCCTGAACATCAACACCATGACCATACCCACAAACCTCAATACTTTCACCGCTTTCATGAGCTAGGAGGTATTTTGTGACGACATTTGTAAACACGCTTTGTTTTGTGGTTGGATTGCCGTTATAATCTTTTGCCTCCCACCTGTCTATTTGTGTTTTTTCCTCTATACCAATTGGAAATATGACAAGACCATGCTTGCCCATTGATTCGCCTATCTTTAACTTAACATCTTTGTCGGAAACCCCTTTATATGAAGAGTTTCCGCCCCCTACCGTCATTGATTTGTCAACACCCTTGCATTCATTCATTACCGCAAGAACCGCTTTTATTAGATTTTTCATATTTTTTACCGTTTAAATAGATCTTTTAAGTTTAATAAATTTTGAACAAAAGAAAGTTCTTGTTCATTATTCCACGCGTTAAACTCTTCATCGCTTATCCTTTTTAGCGAAAATTTAACGCTACTTTTGAAGCAGTTCACCGCTATCGCCCTAGCGTTTTGCCTAGCCACAAGCGTGTTTCGCGCGGTTATAACCATCGATTCAATGGGCAAAACCTCATTGAACACGTAAAACACGCATTTATATTTCGGTTCCATGTTTTCTGTTTTGTGTGTAAATATTCCAAACAGCGCTTATCTCCAAATCTACCGCTGTTTTTAACTCCAACGCCTTTTCTTTTCTTGTTTGGAAATAGTTTTTAAACAAGCCATTTGATCGGCTATCTAGCACCTTTATCCTGGACAAAAGCGCTTTTCTTTGGTCGAAGCTCAACAGCATGATTGGTGTATTTTTTGTGAAACATCTTTTAAAAACTGTCTTTTTTCACCTCTTGACGATGAAATTTCATTTTCTAATTGGGTTAATATACACTCACCTTCTATCTTAGCGCTTTGAAGCACCCAACCCCCCATATCGTGCAACCCGTGGCACTCTTCAACAGTTCCGCCATCGTATAACCATTCGCAATCAATGGAGATGACTTCTTCACCTCCTAAAATGGTTTCAAAATCTTCGTTCTCTAATTCTAATGTTACTATCATTTCTTCACTTGTTTATTTTGTTGTTCAAATATAATACATTATACTTTAGTAACATGCAAATAGTTTTATATTTCTGTAATTTATAATCATTCTAAACAATATGTTCAAACCTTAAGCCAATGCAAAAACTTTTATAGTTTAAAACTTTCGGCGCCTCAATATAGCTATGCGCTGCGCCCTCTAGCGCTTTCATTCTTTTACTTTTCATAATTCAAAATGTTTTTTTATCTCCGCCTCAAGATCGCGATTTTCTTTTATGCTTTTCTTTATAAATTGATCGGTTAGAATTGATTTTGATTGCTGCTTGCATTTGATGTAATAAACATTCGACCTGTCGCCAGAGCCATTTTTGAAATGGCATTCTTTAAACGCCTTAAACGCCCTCCTGTCATTGGCATCCCCAATATTGACAATGAAAGTAAGCAGTTTCGCCTTTTCAAAAGCGTTTATTTTCTCTTGAGTAGTCGCATTCATTATACCTAACCTAGTCAATTGGTCGTACACAACTCCGTACTCATCATTTATTTCACTCCTAAGCGATTTTAAAGATTTTTTATACCTATCTATCAGATCAAGAAAAAAAACCTTTAAAACGGCTCTTTTTTCGTTTTCTGTTATTTCCTTTTTAATAGGCTCTTGAGTTTCTTTTGTGTGATAATTTTTTTGAACAATATAATTCTTATATGCTTTCAGGATATCGGAAACGTAAACGGAATCAAAACTTTGATACGCGGTTACAGATACATTTAACTTTCCTTCAACAGCTAACAAAAAAGCGTGTTTAATTTCGCTGGGGGAGTAACCTCCAAGTCGGTTAATTAGAAAATCAATTAAAACTGATTTTTGCGCATCGCTTGGCATGTTTTCTTTTTTTATACCAACCAAAACAACGCAGTATCTTAACACCTCTTTAAGCGGCTCTATATTCACTAAATCGCGCAATTTTATTTCCGATCTATTTTTTAAAAAAAAATCAAGCTCACTATTACCACTTGGCAAGTGCCTCGTCATATCCAATATTTCCTTTTTGCTCAAATCTTCCATAATTATTTGTTTTTTGTTTTTGCAGGAACCCAACAGTATTAGTAAGCTTGCTGTGCCAGTTTTTTATTTTTTTGTCATTGCCATCCTTCCACCCATTCTCTACCCAACTGTCATATTTTAGTTTGACAGCTTCCTTACACACGTTAGGCACTTTAGAAATTGCATGAGCGAGAAAATCTTCAAAAGCAGGT